ATTCTAAACTCTGTATTCTCTTCAAGATCTTTCTCCATTATCTGTATACGAGTGTCTGCAACATTAAGACGTTCTATGATTTGAAAGTAACCCATGGTGCCGAGTGCTACGATGATTATCAATGAAGCTACCGTCTTCATCGGCATTTGCACAGCGGCCTCTTCAGATATGTTTAATGGTTTGTTGCTCATCTAGGTATGTACCCTGGTTCAAGAAAAAAAGCCATCAGAACAAATAATATAATCAATACTCCTGTAAAGTAATAATTCATTCCTGGCTACCTCTATTTTCATAGCCAGAATAATATATTATTTATCTTCTATTTCATAGAACATTTTGTCAGTATCCTCTGTGATCCAGCCTTTATTTTCAACATTCCACTCTGTAGTTTGGACCTTATAGTCTGGTATATCGTCTCTTGTGGTAAAATTACTAATATTCCAAAGAATGCGATTGTTAGGTTGAATTGAATAATTACCATTATCAAGAGCCATAACATGTCCACACTTATGCTCATGAGGAATCTCGCTGTGCTCAGTATCCAGAATATTACTTTCAGGATGACACCAGTCAATGGTGAACAGATATTCACCATAATATAATTTTTTATCTTTTCCGAAATATTTACCGCGTTGTGATGTTAGATAGTTAAACATATGCACGCTAGGATAATAGCTGAAGCTATTCCACAATTGAAGCGTGTCGACCTGCATATCAGGCACTTGCTTTCTATCAAGATGTTTTTGGAAAAACGCTGAGATAGGCAATCTAAAAAAGACTGCACCGTTCGGTAGCATGATGTGAAATAATGTTGCTGCCCCTGCCATAGATGTGAGACCGAAGACAACACACTCTTCACTTTCTCCGTGATGTTTTTTAAAATCATACAAATACTCCTTCCGTACTTTACAATAAATAGGTGGGATGTCTGCGTTTAATAAAGCCATAGTCCAAGAACAAAACCTACTATAAATCCAGCAGAAAACAATACGATTTCTTGTCTATATAATAGCGACCAAGTATTTAGTTTACTTAATATCGCCCCAATTTTTTCCTTTTTCATAATCAACCTTATTAGGTACTTTTAGCTCCACCGCAGATTCCATAATCTCAATTATGTTCTCTGCTTTTTCATCAGATTCAACAGAGATATCTACCTCATCATGAATCTGTATGTGTGGTATTATACCATTTTCATATAACGCTACCATACTTTTTTTAGTCATATCAGCAGCACTTCCTTGTATTAATTTATTTAAAGCTTTGTATGTAAATGCACGTTTTAATGGTTCATCATATTCTTTTCTAGCTTCCTCTAAAGGTAATGATTTAAACACTCCAAATTGCACAGGTTCCCAACGATCAAAATGACATGCACGTCCTAACAAAGTTCTAATTTTACCACGATCATTTGCTTTGCGAGATACATTATCCATTAGTTGTTTTACAAATGGAGCCTTTGTGTGATATTGTTTAATTAATTTTTCTGCAGAATCTTTCATCAAACCTAGCTCTGCCATTAATTTATTTTTACCCATACCATACATTAAACCAAGATTAATTGTTTTGGCTTGCTTACGTTCTATGCCAGCCATGTCTGCAACAACCTGGTGAAAGTCTGCATCACCTGAATTGTATGCATCTACAATTTCATCAACACCTTGTAAATTTTGTAACTTTGCATAATGCACAAGAATTCTTGGTTCTTGTTGTGAATAGTCAAATGATCCCCACATATGTTTTTCTTCTGGTATAAATATAGATCTAATTAGTGGACCAAGTTCAGGGTGTCTTGCAGGTATCTGTTGTAAGTTTGGATTAGACATACTAAATCTACCGGTAACAGTTCCTCCCTGGTCTGATCTTATTTGATTTATATCTGCATGTATTCTACCATTGATTGCATGTTTAGTTATTGAATCTATAAAAGTTGTATGAGCTTTGTTTATCTCTCTTGCCTCTGCAATTAGTTTTGGTAATTCGTGTGGATGATTTTGTAAAAAGTTTTTTGTAAAGCTTGGCTCTTTACTTTTTTCTGTTCTATCATACGGAAGTTTTAACTTGTCAAAAGCTTTTGCAATACTTCTTGCTGCATGTATTTCTACATCAACTCCTGTTAAACCCTTGATTTTACTGACAATATTAGCTTCCCGATTCATAAGATTTTTTTTAATATTGTCTGCTTTTTCAAGATCAACTCTTACACCTTTGAATCTCATGTCAACTAAACACGGAAACAATTTAGTTTCCAGATTAAATATGTCCATTAACTCTTGATTGTATAATTCTACTTTTAATCTTTGCCAAAGTTTTAACGTAGACTCTGCATCACGTTCTGCGTATTGTCCTACAAACAATGCAGGTAATCTCCACATATCTTTTTTGGGATCAAGACCATAATTTTTTGCAGCTTCAACTAAAATTTTTTCATCTTTTCCTAAACCAATATAATGTTTAGATAAAACATCTAATCTGTAAGATAACCTGTTTTCATCAATAAGACTGGCTGCAATCATTGTGTCAACAATGTGGCCTTTTAATGACAAACCTTCTCGACGTAACCAACATACATCATACATAGCGTTATGAAATATAAATGTAGTATCTGTTTGATTAAATATATCTTGTAACCAAGAGTAAACTAATTTTTTATCCATGTTACCACCACCTTCATGAGCTACAGGATAATAACCTTTCCAACCATCAACGGCTACAGCAACTCCAACAATGTGTCCCTCGCCTGCTACGTTAGCAGATCCAAGTGTTAACAAATTAGGATCGTTTGTTTCTAAGTCTATTGCTATTTCTTTGTAACCTTTTAAATCTTTTAATCCGTCTGGTGTTACCCATTCTGTTTC